CGCACGCATCCGCAACAGCTTCTCGGTCTACATGGATCCAACGATCCAAGACCCGTGCGGTGCAGATGCTAAATGGTGCTTCATCACCGAAGACCTGCAGCGTTCCGACTACGAGCGCATGTTTCCTAATGCTAGTCCGCTCTCAACCCTGCAATCGCAAGGTGTGGGCGACCAGTCAATCTCGGTCTGGATCAACCAAGACACCGTGAGGATTGCTGAGTATTACTACATCGAGTATGAGAAGGCTACGCTGCACCTGTACCCCGGCAACATCACGGCGTTCGAAGGTTCGCCCGAGGCCAAGCAGATGAAGCAGATGGGCATCAAGCCTATCCGCACCCGCGAAGTGAATGCCAAGCGGGTCAAGTGGTGCAAAACCAACGGCTACGAGATGCTCGAGTCGAACGACTGGGCAGGCCACTGGATTCCGGTGATTCGTGTCATTGGTAATGAATTTGAAGTCGACGGTAAGCTGTACGTGTCGGGGCTGGTGCGCAACGCCAAGGATGCCCAGCGCATGTACAACTACTGGACAAGCCAAGAAGCCGAAATGCTGGCCTTGGCGCCCAAGGCACCGTTTATTGGGTATGGTGGCCAGTTTGAAGGCTATGAGATGCAGTGGAAGACGGCCAACACGCAGAACTGGCCGTATTTGGAAGTTAACCCTGATGTGACCGACGGCTCAGGTGCCGTGCTGCCGCTACCGCAGCGCGCCGCACCGCCACTGCCGCAGACCGGGCTGATTCAAGCCAAGATGGGGGCGTCTGATGATATCAAGTCAACGACTGGCCAGTACGATACGAGCTTGGGCGCAACGTCTAACGAGCGATCCGGCAAAGCGATTTTGGCGCGCGAGCGTCAGTCTGATACTGGCACTTATCATTACGTGGACAATCTGGCGCGGGCTATTAGGCACGTTACCCGTCAAATTGTTGGCCTGATCCCAAAGATTTACGACACCCAGCGGATTGCCCGCATCATTGGCGTCGACGGCGACACCGAGATGGTCAAGCTCGACCCGATGCAGCAAGAAGCGGTCAAAGAGATTCGTGACCAGAACGACATCGTCATCGATAAGATTTACAACCCCGGTGTCGGTAAGTACGACGTCGTGGTGACCACCGGCCCGTCGTATCTCACCAAGCGTCAGGAAGCACTGGACGCAATGGGCATGATCTTGCAATCCAACCCGCAGCTCTGGAGCGTGGCAGGCGACCTGTTCATCAAGAACATGGATTGGCCTGGCGCGCAGGAGATGGCAGCACGTTTTGCCAAGATCATCGATCCGAAGATTCTGGAAGGCGGCGACGAGTCGCCCGAGATGCAAATGGCCAAGCAGCAGATGCAGGCAATGGCGCAGGAGTTGGATCAAATGCACCAGATGCTGCAGAATGTTGGAAAGTCAGTCGAGGTGCAGGATATGGAGCGCAAGAACTTCGAAGCCGAGATCAAGGCGTATCAGGCCGAAACACAGCGACTCACCGCTATTGGCGGCGCTATGTCGCCCGATCAGGTGCAAGACGTCGTCATGCAGACCCTGCGCGACATTATGAGCACTGGCGACTTGGCCATGAGCGAAGGTGGCCTCGAGCTGCCAGGCGAAATGCCTCAAATGGGCGAAGAAATGGGCATGATGCCCCCTGACATGCAACAAATGCCGCCGGAAATGGGCATGATGCCGCCGGAAATGGGCGAAATGCCACCTGAGGAACCACGATTATGAATTGCGCAAACTTCGTAGGTATTCTGTTTTTGGGCCGTGATGTGGCCCATTCGGTGCACCTGAACACCCGTAGCTACGCTAAACACAAGGCATTACGCCGTTTTTACAATGATATTGTTGACTTAGCGGACAAGTTTGCGGAAGCCTACCAAGGCCGTCACGGGCTGATTGGCGCTATTTCGCTGCAGTCGACCAAAAAGCCGGGCAACATCTTGGAGTTTTTGCAAGACCAGCTTGAAGAAATCGAAGAGATGCGGTACAAGGTCGTCGATAAGGCGGACAGCCCGCTACAAAACATTATTGACGAAATTGTTGGGCTGTACTTGTCCACGATTTACAAACTGAAATTCTTAGCGTAAGGACACATCATGGCACTCTATTTTCAAGGCAGCGCCGACAAGCAAATTAAAATTGGTGGCGGCAAGCTGTACGGCGTGTATATCTCCACCACTTCTAGCGGCACGTTTGCGATATACGACAGTGCTACTGCCGACACCAACGACCCTAAAATTGTTGCTACGGTGACGCCAACGGCGGGCACGCAACATGTCAGTTTCCCTGCTGGTCTGTGGTTTAGTAAGGGGCTCTATATTGACATTGGAAACACCATTGAATACACCGTGGCTTACGAATAAACACACACCTTTTCAGTTTTCACCTTGACACCGTATTTCTTAGGTGCATAATTTAGCAACTGTACCGGCCCATTTGACCGGGGATTCTTCAGGAATCAGTTATGTCAGAAGAGCTTCAAAATCAGTTAGCGGATTCACCCGCGCCAGAACAGGCACCGACGGCAGAGCCTGTAGCTGAAGAAACACTAGCGCCGGAGAATGATCAGCCAAACGAGCAGCAGACCAAGACCTTCACACAAGAAGAATTGGATGCCATCGTAGGCAAAAGGCTTGCAAGAGAGCAAAGGAAGTGGGAACGCGAGCAGAGTCGCAAAGCGCAAACAGCGCCTGTGACACCTGCAGAGTTACCGCCACCAGAGCAGTTTGATTCCGTTGATGCGTATGCCGATGCACTGGCAGCACGCAAAGCGGAAGAACTACTGGCCAAGCGTGAACTCGAACGGCAACGCATGGATTTGCTTGAGGCGTATCACGACAGGGAAGAAGAAGCCCGAGGTAAGTATGACGACTTTGAACAAGTCGCTTACAACCCGAAGCTGCCAATCTCTAACGCGATGGCTGAGACAATTCAAGCGTCGGATATTGGCCCTGATATTGCGTATTATTTGGGCTCAAATCCGAAAGAAGCCGCGCGTATTGCCGCACTGAATTCGCCCATGTTACAGGCCAAAGAGATCGGCAAGATTGAAGCAAAAATTGCTTCTGAGCCGGTTTTGAAGAAAACGACAAGCGCCCCACCGCCTATCGCGCCCATATCGGGCAGAGGCTCTGGTACGCCGTCTTATGACACCACCGACCCACGCTCAATCAAAAATATGAGCACGTCGGAGTGGATTGAGGCGGATCGCCAGCGCCAGATGAAGAAGTGGGAAGCTCAACGTAACCGCTAATTTTTTTAAGGACTATCATGGCAAACTCGATTCTTACTATCGACATGATCACCCGCAAGGCGCTCGAAATCCTCGAGAACAACCTGGTGATCACTCGTAACGTCAATCGTCAGTACGACGATTCTTTCGCCGTTGAAGGCGCAAAAATTGGTTCTACACTGCGTATCCGTTTACCAGACCGTGCGCTGGTGACTGACGGTGCCGCCCTGCAAGTTCAGGACGACAACGAACAGTTCACCACTCTGACGGTTGCTTCGCAGAAGCACATCGGCGTGAACTTCACCTCCGCTGAACTCACCATGCAGTTGGATGACTTTGCAGAGCGTGTACTGAAGCCTCGTATTTCGCAGCTGGCTTCCAGCATCGATGCAGACGTTGCTAACGCATACAAAAACGTGTTCAACTCGGTCGGCACTCCCGGCACCACCCCATCGACTTCGCTCGTTCTGCTGCAAGCTCAGCAGAAGCTGAACGAAAACGCCGCTGTGATGTCGCCACGCTACGCAACTGTTAACCCAGCTGCTAACGCTGGTCTGGTTGAAGGCATGAAAGGTCTGTTTAACCCGACCGACACCATCAGCCGCCAGTTCAAGAACGGCATGATGGGCATGGGCGTGCTGGGCTTCGACGAAGTCAACATGTCGCAGTCGATCAAGCAGCACACCAACGGCGACTGGGGCACCGGCATCACCGTGACCTCGACCGTTACCACCGAAGGCCAGTCGACCCTGCCAATTAGCTTTACCGGTTCGGCTAAAACTTGGAACGTCGGCGACGTGTTCACAATCTCTGGCGTGTTTGCTGTTAACCCACAGACCCGTGAGTCGACTGGTTCGCTGCAACAGTTCACCGTAACTGCGGCGGCTACCGGTTCGTCAACCGCAACTTTGTCGATCTCGCCTGCGCTGTTCTCGGCTTCGCAAGCTCTGGCTACTGTGTCCGCACTGCCTGCATCCGGTGCTACTGTCACCATGCTGGGTAACGCTACCGGTCAGTACGCTCAGAACCTGGTCTATCACAAGGATGCGATCACGTTTGCAACCGCCGATCTGCTGATGCCACAAGGCGTAGACATGGCTTCCCGCCAAGTCCACAACGGTATTTCGATGCGTATTGTTCGTCAGTACGACATCAACAACGACCGTCTGCCTTGCCGTATCGACGTTCTGTACGGCTACAGCACAATCCGTCCGCAAATGGCTTGCCGTATCTGGGGCTAAGCATTGGTGGGGGCTTTGGCCCCCATTAACGACTCTATTTGAAAGGAACTTATCATGGCTCTTCCTAATGGCGCTGGTGGCTACCAGCTCGGTGATGGCAACCTTAACGAACCAGTTATGGGCTATCTGCCTGCTCCGCTGACGGAGACGGGCACTTCTGCTGTTACTCTGACCGCTGCCGAAGTTACCGGCGGTATTTTGATTGCTAACCCAGGCACAACCGGCACCACCTACACGATGCCTATCGTAGTGACATCGGGTGCTACTACTGGCGTTAATGATCTGGTGTCAAGTGCAAAGGTTGGCAGCACTTTTAACTGGACAATCATTAACATCGGCACCACTACCGGCGACATCACGATGGCTGCTGGTACAGGTACTGGTTGGACAATCGTTGGTTCGCTGACTATCGACAATGAAACTTCGGCTTCGTTTGTTGCTCGTAAAACCAGCGACACAACTTGGACTCTGTATCGCACTGCTTAAAGTTAAACCAAGGGGCTTCGGCTCCTTGGCCATTCCTTTTTTGGAATAGACAGAAAGGTTTATCATGCCAAATACTAAAGCTATTGGTGTCGCATTTGCCGACCCAGAATTTGATTCAGTGCAAGTTGGTTCTGCCGGCGCACCAATTCAAATTACTTCATCCGGTGTTCTGAATGGTGGTTACGCTACTACTTCGGCAACTTCGGGCGATACACGTCTGACGTATCAGCGTCTGACTTTTACCTCGACTGGCTCGGGTGAAACTATCCGCGCGCTTTCAACGGTAACCGGCGTTAACGCAGCTACCGCAGGCACCATCAACGGCGCGCACATCAGCACGTCGATCAATGGTTCCGGCACGATCAGCGGCGCAGCTAACGCTATTCGCGCAACCATTGGCGGCTCGTCCACCAACCCTGGTGGCACGCTGGCGGCTCTTCAACTGGATTCGGATTTTGCATCCGGCGGCACTTGGAGCAACACCTCGTTCCTGCGCGTGACTAACAGTGGTACGGGTGAAGTCGGTAACTTTGCTGCCATGCCTGCAGTCAGCGCAACCGGTGTGTTCCGTGCCAAGGTTGGTTCGCCCGTCGTTACACACACAATTCCAGTGACCAGCGGCGGCGTAACTTATTACGTTATGGTTAGCACCGTTGCCTAATGGAAATTAGTCGAGAGTTTGTTGAGTCTGAGATTCAGACGTTAGAGCAAGAGATCGGGAAGGCGCAAGCCTTCCTGATTCAAGCTCAAGCTGTTTCAGCCGCGTACAAAATGCTGTTGACACGGCTTGACACGCCGGAACCAGAACTACAGAAAGACACTGATGCCGATAATCTATCTTCAACACCCTAAACACGGCACCAAAATTGCCAACATGGATTTGGAAGCCGATTTTGATGAACAAAACGGATGGGAACGGTATAATCCCGACACGCCTTCGGCTCCCGAAGTAGCGGCGCCAGTCAACGAGCTGGAACCCAAACGTCGTCGTAGCCGCCCACCTGTAGAGGTAGCAGCGGCAGAATAAGGAGCAGACATGGCCACTACTGCTGGCGATCAAATTAACCGAGCCTTGCGGTTGCTGGGTGTGCTGGCAGAGGGTGAAACTTCTTCTGCATCGGTAATGCAAGACGGCCTGACCGCCTTGAATCAGATGATTGATTCATGGAACACTGAGCGTTTGGCCGTGTTTTGTACGGAAGACCAAGTTTTTCTGTGGCCACCCAACGAAATTACACGCACGCTGGGGCCAACGGGCGACTTTGTTGGCAATCGCCCCGTTTTGATTGACGACGCAACGTATTTCCGCGATCCGCAGACCAACGTTTCGTACGGCATCAAGCTGATCAACCAGCAGCAGTACAACGGCATTGCGGTCAAGACGGTGACCAGCACGTATCCGCAGGTCATGTTTGTCAACAACACGTACCCAGACATTACCATGACCATCTACCCAAAGCCCACGCGGGTTTTGGAATGGCATTTTGTGTCGGTGCAACAGTTGACTACTCCTGCAAACTTGGCAACCAATTTGACTTTTCCCCCAGGCTATCTGCGGGCGTTTGTGTACAACTTGGCGATGGAGTTTGCGCCTGAATTTGGCGTTGAACCGTCGCCTCAAGTTGTGCGGATTGCGATGACATCCAAACGCAACCTGAAGCGCATCAACAACCCAGATGACGTGATGTCCATGCCGTACTCGTTGGTTGCAACGCATCAGCGGTATAACATCTACGCAGGTAACTTCTAAACCGTGAAGACGCCCATTCTCGGATCGACTTACGTTGCCCGCAGCACCAACGCTGCGGACGCGCGGATGGTCAATTTGTTTGCGGAGATTGTGCCTGAAGGCGGCAAAGAGCCAGCGTTTTTGCAGCGCGCGCCAGGCTTGCGTCTGTTGGCAACTGTAGGGTTTGGGCCAATCCGTGGACTATGGTCGTTCGGCAATTACGGCTACGTGGTGTCGGGCAATAGCCTGTATAAACTCGATACGTCTTACGCTGCAACCTTACTTGGCACCATTGCAGGCACTGGGCCCGTATCCATGTCGGATAACGGCACGCAGCTATTTATCGCGGCTAACCCTAACGGTTATATCTACAACGCAAACACCAACGTATTTGCGCCGATTACCGACCCTGATTTTCCTGGTGCGGTAACGGTTGGCTACATTGACGGCTATTTTGTATTTAACGAGCCCAATAGCCAAAAGTTGTGGATTACCGCATTGCTGGACGGTACTTCGGTAGACCCGCTGGATTTTGCCAGCGCCGAAGGCGCGCCAGATGATTTGATCAGCCTGATTGTCGACCACCGCGAAATTTGGGTGTTTGGCACTAACAGCACGGAAGTCTGGTACGACGCGGGCACCGCAGCCTTTCCCCTCCAGCGCATCCAAGGCGCGTTTAACGAAATCGGGTGTGCAGCTGCTTACTCGGTGGCCAAGATGGACAACAGCATCTTTTGGCTTGGTGCGGATGCCCGTGGTCGAGGTATTGTGTACCGTGCTAACGGTTACAGCGGCCAACGTATCTCCACCCATGCGGTGGAATGGCACATCCAACAGTACGGCAATTTGTCTGACGCAATTGGCTATACCTACCAGCAAGACGGCCATAGCTTTTACGTGCTGATCTTTCCTCAAGCCAATACGACGTGGGTCTACGACGCTTCGACGCAAGCATGGCATGAGCGGGCAGGCTGGTCTAACGGATCGTTCACCCGCCACCGCAGCAACTGCCAGATGGCGTTTAACAACGAAATTATCGTAGGCGATTTTGAAAACGGCAACATTTATGCGTTTGATTTGGACGTTTACGCCGACAACGGGCAAATACAGAAATGGCTGCGCTCATGGCGTGCGCTGCCTACCGGTCAGAACAACTTAAAACGTACCGCACACCACAGCCTTCAGATCGACTTGGAGTCGGGTGTGGGCTTGAACTTGGGCCAAGGCAGTGACCCTGAGATCATGCTGCGCTGGTCAGATGACGGCGGGCACACCTGGTCTAACTACCATACGGCCAGCATAGGCAAGATTGGTGAGTATTACCGCCGAGTGTTTTTCCGTCGGTTGGGTATGACGCTAAAGTTGCGTGACCGCGTGTACGAACTGTCGATGACTGACCCCGTCAAAATCGCGGTAATGGGCGCTGAGTTACAGATCAGCGGCACGAATGCCTAGCCCGCCCAATATAACCAACATTACGCCGCCGCGCGTTCCGTTAATTGATGAACGGACAGGGCTGATTTCGCGGGAATGGTATCGGTTCTTTCTCAACCTGTTTAATTTGACAGGTGGAGGATCTAACACCGCGTCGCTGACAGATCTTCAGCTAGGGCCGACGGAAGAGTCGGCTAACGAGCAGATTGCTGAACTTGTTAAACAAGTTGAGGGGTTAGAAGCTACGCCAATCCCGGCGCTAGGCACGTTTGCTGCGCTTCAGCAGGCCAACTTGCCGTGGACGACTTTTGACGCCACACCGCAATCGGTGCCTCCCGATATTGGTACAGTAGCATGGGCTGGTGGTACGACTTTAGGTATTCAGATGACCGCCAACGTGGTTCAGCGTGTCGGCGAAGCGCAGTATTTCTACATCAAAGCCGACAGCACTATCACTAAAGGTCAGTTGATCATGTTCACCGGTGCCGTGGGCGCCAGCGGCGTGATTAAGGGCGCTCCGGCTACCGGGTTAACAGACGGTCAGTACCTAATCGGTCTTGCGGCTGAAAATATCGCCGCCAACGGTTTTGGTTTGGTAACATCGTTTGGTAACGTTCGTGGTTGGAATACCACGGGTAGCCCTGTTGGCGAAACGTGGGTCGACGGCGACATTTTGTATTACAACCCCACGATTGCCGGTGGTTTGACCAAAACTCAACCTCTCGCGCCCAACGTTAAAGCGACTATTGCGGTTGTGGTAAACGCCGCGCCAGCAGGTTCTGGCGATGTATTTGTAAGAGTTTCCACGGGGTCAGTGTTAGGCGGCACGGATAGCAACGTGCAGTTTGGTACGCTGGCTAACGGCGACTTAATTCAGTACGATTCAGCGTTGCAATACTGGAAAAATGTTGCTGCATCTTCAATTGTTATCGGTACGGCAACAAACATCAATATTACTAACGATACCACTACTAACGCTGATTATTTGCCGGTTTGGGTTACGGCAAGCTCAGGGAGCTTGCCTGCAAAGGTGACTAGCACTAAACTCAAATTTAACCCAGGTACTGGCGTATTAACGGTAACAGGTGGTATTGGTGGCGGTACTTTTTAGATAAGTAATAAAAAGTTAAAGGATTTACTATGGCTGTTACTTTGTCACCGTTTTATGGCGCTGGCGGACAACTGTTTGACGATAACGGAGACCCGTTAGTGGGCGGCAAAATCTATACTTATTTTGCCGGTACAACGACTAATACGCCTAGTTACACTACAAGTGCAGGAAACGTAGCGCACACAAATCCAATTATATTAAACGCGGCAGGCCGAGTGCCTAGCGGCGAAATTTGGTTAACTAGTGGTATTGCATACAAATTCGCTGTTTATACTTCCGCCAATGTTTTGATTGGAACTTTTGACAATATCAAAGGTATCAACCAAGAAATTTTTACCGATATTGTCAATTTTACTGGCGATGGCGGCACAACAATTTTTACTTTACCAGTTGTGCCAATTTCAGAAAATTTCATAAACATTTTTATTAATGGCGTTTATCAAAATAAAAATACTTTTAGTGTAACAGGCGCAAACATTACATTTTCAGAAGCGCCGCCAAATACTTCAAAAATTGAAGTGGAGTATTAAACTATGGCGCAAACTGGCTACACACCAATTTTAATTTATAGCAGCAGTACGGCTGCGGCTGCGCCCGTCGCTGGCAATTTAACTAATAGCACGTTGGGGTCTGAACTTGCCATCAACATTACCGACGGCAAATTATTTTACAAAGATAATTCCAACGCTATTCAAGTAATAGGATGGAAAACTGTGCCCACCAGCGCGGGGGGCACAGGATTGACCAGCTACACCGCAGGCGATCTTATTTATTACGCCAGCGGCACAACATTTACCAAACTGGCTATCGGAACCGCTTACCAAGCATTGCAAGTCAACGCAGGTGGTACAGCACCATCATGGCAACCATCGGCCAGTTCAGTATTAACAGCGCAAGGCGATTTACTGTACGCATCAGCAGCTAATACATTAGCTCGATTGGCTAAAAACACTACAGCAACTCGTTATCTTGCTAACACCGGCACAACCAATAATCCACAATGGGATCAGGTTAATTTAGCTAATGGTGTAACTGGCACATTACCAACTACAAATGGCGGTACAGGATTAACTTCATTTACGGCAAACGGCGTTGTTTACGCATCTAGCACATCTGCGCTTGCTACAGGTACTTCGCTGGTATTTGATGGCACGAACTTAGGAATTGGTACGAATTCGCCGGGAAGCATTCTTGCTGTGTCCGCTGCAAGTCCAACAATTACATTAACTGCCACTACTACAACCGGAACAACAATAGGCAATAAAAATAATCGTTTACTTTTAACAGCCGCATCTGTAACTGTTAACAATGGCGGTGAAGTGGTATTTGGAATAGCAGACACAAATACGGGTAGATGGGGTGCTATTTCTGGAGCAATTCAAACTAATTCATCAGGTGGCGCTACAGGAGATATTTTATTTGCAACAAAATCATCCAATGCGGCAACTTCTCTAACTGAGCGAGTTCGCATTACTAGCGGAGGTGGATTTACTTGCGCTGGAATTTACAACACCACAGTTGGCGCAACAAACCGTGACGTATTTGTTGATAATGGCGGTGTTGTTGGTTATGTCGCATCCATTCGCGCAAGCAAAACCAATATCCAAGACCTGACAGATACGTCGTGGTTGCATCAACTTAACCCTGTTTCGTTTAACTACCGTAAAAAAGACGACGAAGGTAACTACGTTGACGAAATTGATGGTGGTATCCAGTACGGCATGATTGCTGAAGATGTTGAGCAGGTGCGTCCTGACCTATGCTTCTACGATGAGATTGATGGTCAGCATGAATTGCGCGGTATCCAGTACAGCAAGCTGGTTCCAGTAATGCTAAAAGAAATTCAAAAATTACGAGCAGAGCTAAATGCATTAAAAAGCTACGAATAAATGTAAATTATGAAATTGCAAGCGTTTAGCAACTAAAGGAATAAAAATGGCACTTACTAAAGTATCTTATTCGTTAATTACAGGCGCACCTATTAACGTATTAGATAAAGGCGCAGATCCAACAGGAATGATGGATTCTTCTTCTGCTATCCAAGCAGCCATTAATGCGGGATCGACAGTTTTATTTCCGTCTGGCACCTATTTATTGGCATCACCAGTTACGCTGGCAAACAATACTAGATTGATTGGGCAAAACGCGACGTTAAGAAAGTCCAGCACAATGAGTGCGGCCATGATTTCCGCAACAAGTGTTGATAACGTAATCATCGCAAATTTGTCCATTGACGGAAATTACAGCATTCAAGCAACTGGAGTTCCGACAATCGAATTTACATCGGTTACGAACTCTAAACTTTATGATTTAAATTGTACTGATTTAGGCGCAAATGTTTATGTTAATTCTGGCGCAATAAAAATAACAGATTCTGAAAATGTTGCGGTTCAAAACTGTGTTATTGATAACACATGGGGAATGAATACAATTTTGATTGTGGGCGCATCTGGTGATAATTGTTGCGTCAACAATTGCACAATCACGAATACTATTTCTGATAGTCCTATCGCAGTCAATTCGTCAATAAATTGCAAAGTAATTAATAATTACATTTCTTTTGCGCCCGGAAGTCTTATTTCCTACAATGCAAACTTGGGTATTATTTCTGGCAATCAACTTACCGCAAATTCTGGATTAAATTTTAATGGCATTACTGTTGGCCATCCGACTGGTCTATACGATGCAAGTTTTACGATAGTGACCGACAATATTATTTCACAAGGTGACAACGGTGGTTACGGTATTGTTGTGCAAAACGCTGACAGAAACATAGTTGCAAACAATTATGTTTTTGGCGGCGCATTAGCTGGAATTGTTACGGGTGGAACAAACACAACAATTCAATCAAACACGATAGTAGATACGCCAATTGGAATATCTGCTACATCAGCAGCAACGCAAGCAATAATTTCGTCAAATAATGTATCAAGATTTTCTACTCAAGGAATAACTATTTCTGCAAGTTCAGTTATTTCTAATAACAGACTTGTGTCAATTATTGGTTCAGCTCAAGGAATAAACATAAATGCGCAGCGTTCTGCCATTACGGGAAACTATATCAATGTTCCGGGCGTTACCGTAGCAACGCCAACTTCTGCGGCAATTGACGGAGCCACACTATACAGAAGCAATATTATTAACGATGCGCCAACAAGCGAAACCATTACGTTAGGTGCTAGTTCAACTTCAACTATATTAGCAAACGCCAACATTGTTGCGGGTGGTTTGATTTATTTGCAACCACTAGATGCTAATTTTGCATCGCGTGAAGTTTTTATTTCTTCCGTAGCTGCTGGATCGGCAGTATTAACTTATCTTACGGGATCGGCTTCAAGCTGTCGTGTTGTGTATTTGTAAAATTTGACATTGTTTTTTTAAACGCATCGAAACTATTATGTTTGGCTGGGTATTTAATATAAACCTACTAAATAAACTACCTCACGATAAGGGTTTGCATATTATTGTGGGTGTGTTGGTTTATGCCGTTTTTCACTTTGTCACCCCGTTATTTGGGATGGCTGCTGTTGTTATCGCTGCGGTAGGCAAAGAGATATACGATTGGTTTCACCGCGACCGGCACACGCCAGACGTATGGGATGCGGTAGCTACCCTAGCTGGCGGTGTCGCTGGCTTCATTTGCGGGGTATAGTAAGGCAATTTTTAACTTACCTAATTAGGTGCAATTATGACCGTTACCGTTAAAGTCCTCATCCCCGCCAAGACAGCGGAGAACACCCAAGTAACGCAATACACTGCGTCGGGTGTGACGACCATCATCGACAAGTTTACGGCCACTAACTATAGCGCCTCTGCTGCTACCATTAGTGTCAACTTGGTAACGGGTGCAGATACGGCGGGTAACCAGAACTTGATTACCAAAACGAAAACATTGCAGCCGTCCGAGGTGTACACGTTCCCTGAGATTGTAGGCCAGGTCTTGGCACCGAGTGGTTTTATCTCTACTATCGCGGGAACTGCCAGCGCGATTAACATTCGGGCATCTGGCCGCGAAGTAACTCAGTAAAATGTCAGCTGTAGAGCTTTTTGACGCTGAGAGTACGCAACTAGTAACGCCGGAGTTAATGCGGCAAAAAGTAGTGGTATTGCAAGATGAGTTATTGCAAATGCCGCAAGCCGAGATTGTGACCACGCATACGTTTTTGCCTGGGGTGTATGAGCGAAAGATTACGGTGCCGCCGTGGACAGTGTTGACGGGCGCGGCGCACAAGACGGGCTATAAAGTTCGGTTAGAAAAAGGCAAGATTGCAGTCAATATAGATACAGAAGTTGTTGTTTTAACCGCCCCTTACGAGTTCGACGCCAAGGCGGGAGAACAACGTGCAGGGCGGGTGTTTGAAGATGAAGTTGTCTGGGTGGATATTTACGACAACCCAGACAATTGCCAAGATTTAGATTTGCTAGAAGAGCGGTTGTACGTTGTGCCTGAATGTGGGCTCGGCGATGCCCGTAAACGATTGGCACTAGCAAATGACAAAGGAGAAGTGTTATGGCTGGATGGACAGCAGCAGCAATCGTAGGTGGCGCCGTTATCGGCGCTGGCGCGTCTAAAAGTGCGGCTAGAGAGCAAGCGCGTTCTGCTGATGCTGCTACCGCTGCGCAGGAGCGCATGTTTGCCAAACAGGTCGAACTGCAAGAGCCGTTTCGGCAAGTAGGCGTCAACGCGCTGCCCGAGCTGGTTGCTGCGTCCAAGTACGAGCCGTTTACGATGGAGAAGTACCAAGCTGATCCTGGCTACAGCTTTCGGCTGAGAGAAGGCATGAAAGCATTGGAGCGCAGTGCAGCAGCGCGCGGTGGTCTGCTGTCCGGCGCCACGCTGCGGGGTGTGCAAGAGTACGGCCAAGACTTGGCGTCGCAGGAGTACACGAACGCATTTAACCGTTACCAAGCTGAACGCGCGGCACGACTCAACCCACTGCAAAGTTTAACCGGCATGGGCCAAACAACAGCAGCTAACGTAGCAACGCAAGCGGGTCAACTAGGTCAGAATG